TCAGCAGAACAAAGGATCATGTTACCTTTTCCTCTACGAGTTCTCTGTGCAATAGCATTTGCATCCCTTTCAATCTGGAATAGAAGTCCTTTGAACTTCTCAACAGACCACCTACCATTACTGTCAATGTCTAAATCAAAGTTACCAGCAGTGGAAACGTTTGAAACAGCACCTTGTTCAGCAACCATGTAGATTGTTCTGATAACTTCTCTGTTTATCTCAGCAAGGATTTCAGTTGAAAGAATGTTTGCTAATTCAGCTTCTGCATTCAATCCATGAATTGCCTTAAGGTCTTGAGCTAGTTCTAAACTGTACTCTGCCTTTAGTGCTCTTGACTTAGCAGTAACAGTAACTTTCTCAATACTGAATGCCATCTGGTTGAAGGCATCATTACCTGTGCCATCAAGTGATTCAGCATCACCAGTTGCCATACCTTGACCAACTGTATACTGTGCAGTGTTAGTTGCTGCAGTACCAACTGGGTTAAGGGCAGATGGGTTTGTACCAGCTTGTGTGATTGTACCTAAACCAACATTTACATCTGAGAATGGATTTGTTAGTGTGTTGTCATCACCAGCATCTGTACCAGAGAATGAAGTATCTGCTTCATTGAATAGTGCTTCAGTTCCACTCTGGTTAGTGAATCTGGATCTCATTGCAAAGATCAAACCTGTTGGTCCAGACATTGGCTGAACACCAGCAAGATCATAAGCAACTAAGTTAGGCATTGCCCTTCTAATTAAAGAAATTAGAACTGGATCAAAACCTGCTGTAGGACCAGCTGCAGTTGAGTCTGCACCAAATCCACCTTGTGCACCAGCTGCGTTAGCAGAGTTTGTTGGTGCTTCCATCAAGTTTATACCTGATGAAAATGCTTGTTCTTCTTTTAAAAATTTTTCTTGGTTTTCTAGCAAGACAGAGGTTACTGCTCTTCTGTGATTGTCTTTGATTGGATCAAGACCTTCATAGTCTAGTAGCGGTGCCCACTTTTCTTGCAATTGTTCTGATTGGAACATTGCGATTTACCTAATTGTGTGAAATTTACGTTTGATTAATAATTAATTCAGTCTACTTTTTTGTTTTGAAACTACCTAGAGCACTTAAGTAAGCATCCATTCCTGATGAAACAGGAGCAGTTGTACTATCTACACCCTCAGAGAGAGTTTGTGCTTTAGCAACTTCTTTAGCAGATTCATTAGTTGTTCTTGCAAAGTATGATTCCTTAAGAACTCCTAATTTTTCACGATATTTTTCTTCACTTTCAAACTCTACACTTTCAGCAAGTGAAGCGAGCTTCTCTTTCTGAGTAGCAGCAAGGCCATCAGAAACAGACTCAAGTATACCAGAAGCAACAGACTCACCGAGTCTCTTGTTTAAACCAATATTCTTGTCTATTTGCTCATTGAGCTTGGTTTCCATATCATCTAGTTTTTCTACCATGCTTTCCAGCACATCATATTTGTCTTCAGGGATTGTTACATAATGTTCTTCAAAAAGACCCTTCATTCCAGATAGGAATGATTCAGTCATTTCAGTCTTAAGACCGTGCTCTACAGCTAGTTGATTCTCTGTCATCCATTCTTCAGCAACATACTCAAGATAGGAATCAACTCTCTCTTGTAGAGAAACTTTTAATTCTTCCTTTTCTTCATTGAGTTTTTGCTCATACTGGATTTCAAGAGTATCTTGAATTTCTTTTATCTTAGAGTTAAGAGCAGCTTCAAAGATTGTCTTTGCCTTCTCTTTAAAATCTTCAGATAATTCTTCTCCACCTAACAGTGCATTAACATCATCTTCAATGTTAATACTTTCATCAACTGATGTCTCTTCTGTGGTCTCCTCTGATTGATCTTCAGAAACTACTTCTTGTGAGTCTTCTATTTCCACGTCATCTCCTTGAGATAGTGTGCCAGGTGTTGCATTTCCAGATGGCATTGCATCTGCTTTTGCAGCATTTTTAGTAATAACATCACTGACCTGTTTCAGAGTGCTGCCAGGTTCTTTTAACTTAGCAGAATCATCATCTGGTCTGTAATTTTGGGGTGTAGGACCTCCAAGATCCTCTATTTGGGCTGTATTACCTGGTGCTACGACACCAGATGCATTTGCTTTAGGCATTGCATCAGCAGGTGCAGCGTTGGCATTCACAGCAGTTTTAGATTGCTCCATTTCTTGTAATTTTGTACCACGAGACATTAGGATTTATTTAATTTAAATCTATATTTATTTAGTAGATTAAAAAGTTACAATTTTATAATGAATTTAGAAAGTCATTAAAGAGACTAACTTTATTTTCATCTAATTGTTTTTTATCAACTAAAGTGTTGATTGTTTTGTATGTTTTGGCAATTTGATGTTCTCTAAGAACACCACCATCCCATACCCAATCTTTACCTTCCATAATTCCAGATACAAATGCATCAGGTGCAGAAGGGTCTGCCACTATATCAGCAGCAGTGGATAACATGAAGTCATCGCTAACAACATTATATCCTTCTTTTGTTGGTTTCAATGAACCAACTCCTCTTGATGAAACACCAAGTTTAACTCCCTCATCAATGAGATTTTTAGCGATATTACCCATTGGAGTATTAAGGAGTTTTGCTTTTCCTATGAAATTGCTTCCATTCTCTTTGAGTGAAACAATTTTATGTGAAACTCTATCAAGATTAACAGTAGGACCATCTGGATGTCCAAGTTCACCAAGAGCTCTCCCAGTGACAATATTGGATTCATTATATCTTAGAACTTCCTTTCTCAAGGTGTCTATTGGATACATTCTTCCATTTCTATTTTGAATATCTCCTTGTAAGAAAATACCCTCAATATACATTGACTTTTTGCCATTGCGTTCTTCAACAATGAAGTCAACTGCTTCTATTTCTTCTCTAATAAGTTTCATTATGCTCCACTAGTAACTTGAACTTGTTGAAAATGAACTGCTCCTGTTGCAGCAAGACTATGACCATTTGGTTTAGCAAGAGCAGAAATGTGAACCACATCTCTCAACTCAGCAGTTTGACCATCTCCACTAACATATGCTGTATGAACACCAGCTATTGCACCATAGGCATGTGTGACCACTAATCTTGTTCCAAAGAAACCACCAACATTAGAAGTATTGTTAATACTTGCAACTGGTTTATCTGTGAACTCAAAATGTCTATTTTGAGGATCAGTTACAGTTAAACTCACTCTTTGTCCAACAAAAAATGGATTACCAGTTCCTTCTGGGAAATCAATAACAGTGGTTGTGTTAGTAGTTGTAACACCAACTACTCTTTGAGCACTTGGTCTTCCTATATTAATAGTTAAAGGCTCATGATTTGCTGGAACAATGAAATCAGTTGCTGCTGCTACAGCAGTATTTCCAACAGCTACTGTTGCTGTACATCCATCAGCATAAACTCTTACCACATCAGTTTTATGTGAGAATTTTGCGTGAGATGCAGACGCTCCACTAGCTATTGATGATCCACTTCCAACGGGTTGTAATGCCATTATTTTATAAGGTTACTTTAATCCTATAATTTATTTAGAAAAGTTTTGCAGTAGGTTCTGCAGGTTGATCTTCAACTTCAGTATCTGCATTTGCTTCTACTTCTGTATCTACTTCATCAGTTGTTTCTTCAGAGTCTTCAACTTCACCATCATCAAATAATGAAGTTGCAACATCTGGTCTTACATCTTTAATCTTCTCTGCACTTTTAGAGTAGAGAATATCTTTTATTTTATCGCTTACTTGTGCAGGTGATTCATCACTCACAAGCAAATCCATAAGTTCTTCCATACTAATTAATATAGTCGTATAAGGTTATTTATATCTCTCCACCAGATGGAGTTTCAGAAGTTTCAAATTTATCTTCTTCAACTTCAACATCTAATGTGTTTTTACCCATTTGTCCATTAGTTTGTGGAACAATAGGTTGTCCAGTTGCTGGATCAACAGGAACATTTGGATCAGGAATAATTCCCTCCTTTATTTCCTTTTCAATTTGTTTATCTTGATCTATAATTTCCTGATCAGTTTGTCTAAGAACTTTTCTTCTTATATAATCAGCAGAATAATATTTACCAACATAAGGTTCAGCAGCACCAGCAAGATTTAATCTTTCTTGTAATAATTCAGAATCTTTAAGTTCAGCAAAGTGATTATCATATAAGAAATCATATTGAATATGATCTGACATGATCTCCCAATCTTCTGGAGTAATTACATTTTTTAGAAGTAATTGAGTTCTTAAAATATCGCTAAAGAGATGTGTAAATCTCTTTCTCATTCTACCAACAAACTTACTAAATTTAACTTCATCTCTTAGAATTTCAGATGATCT